AACCAGACGATGTAAATGGTTGGACAATAAGCTGGCCGCTCAAGCATGGCGGAAAAACAAGTAAACATGTTAACTGTCCAGAAGGTTTGGAGGCTTTTTGGGAATGAAATTATTAATTGATTGCGACTACATAGTATATAAGTGCTGTGCTAGTGCAGAAACTGAAATTGATTTTGGTGATGATGTAATACTGGTAACTTCACTGTTTAGTGAGGCTTATAAATGTGTAGAAAGAGAGCTTAAAAAGGTTACAGATGAATTTCCTTTCCATGACGAAATAATCCTCTTTTTTACAAGCCCTAATAATTTTAGGAAAAAAATTTTACCGGAATACAAAGGTCATCGAAATAGAAAAAAGCCCTGTGGCTTTAAACGCGTCATACAGGAACTTAAGAAAAATTACAAGGTAATTATCAAGGATACTCTTGAAGCAGACGATGCTATGGGAATCTACGCAACTAAATATACAGGCAACATTATTGTCAGTCCTGATAAAGATATGCGTCAGATCGCTGGCAAATTATATGACTTCAATGAAACAGTTGACATTACTCCTGATGAAGGAGCTAAGTGGCATCTGATACAGACAATGGCTGGTGATAACACTGATGGCTACAGCGGTGTGCCAGGAATTGGTATAAAACGTGCTGAAAAAATCTTTGAAGAGAAAGGCTACACGTGGCAAGCAGTTGTAGAAACCTTTAAAGACAAAGGCATGACAGAAGAAGATGCGTTAACCAATGCAAGGCTCGCAAGAATATTAACTGTTGATGATTATGACTCAGAAAAAAAAGAACCCATACTCTGGACCGCCAAAGCCGATTACAAAATTGACGCTGGAACAAGATCTGAAGCTGAGACAGCTGGAGATCCTGTTAGATAAACCTGAGACAAAGAAGGAAGACATTGCAATTGTGATGGTAGCCCTTCAAGAACAAGCATTTGTTTTATCAAATTGTATTAAAAACTTATTAGAAAAATGGCCGAAACCACCAACGACCAAGGACCCTCGTACTACAAACGAGGTTCCATTAATGTTTGGGATTTTATTAGAGACCAACGACTCGGATTCCACCTCGGAAACGTAATTAAATACACATGCAGAGCGGGTCATAAAGATAACGACATAGAAGATTTACAAAAAGCAGTCCACTACTTACAAAATGAGATCGAATTTAGAACAAGCCAAAGAGTTTAGAAAACTGTACAACATACAAAACTCTGACAGTAAACCAGTCAGGGAATACCAAACCAGTTTAATTACTGAAGAGTTCAATGAATTTATTGAAGCTGAAGGTATGTTGTTTAGAGATAACGACAAGTTCAAAGAGGAGTGTCTTAAAGAGTTAGCTGATCTTGTTTATGTCTGCTATCAATATGCAGTGAACATGGGATGGGACTTAGATAAAGCTTTAGAGCTTATCCATATAAGTAACCTGTCCAAATTAGATGAAGATGGAAAACCAATATTAAGAGAAGACGGAAAGATATTAAAAGGACCTAACTATAAAAAACCTAATTTACATTCACTCATAAATGGCTAACAAAATCGCACGGACTGGTCGAGTCCAATCATGGATTGATAATCCAACATCACGTCTGCCCGTCTCATGCACAATCTTCGTAGTTGAAGATTCAATGGAAGGACCTAATGGAATCGAAGCAAGCTGGAGATTTGTATCGCATGCTCTCAGATATGGAGCAGGCGTTGCAGTCCACCTGTCGAAACTTAGACCCAGCGGAACAAAAACAATTAAGGGAACTGATACTCTCGTTGCGTCAGGACCCGTCTCATTTGCAAAAATTTACTCAACATTAAATGAAATACTTAGACGCGGAGGCACGTACCGTAATGGTGCGGTTGTTCTCCATCTTGATATTAACCACGCCAATATTATTGACTTCGTGCAAGTCTCCAGAGAAGAACTCCCATGGGTTAAGCGATGTGTTGACCTCACCCCAGAACTCTGGGCTAATACAGAAGCTGGAGTTAAGGAATCAATACTTAAAGGAGTTGCAAGAGGAGACATTTGGCTCAACAAAATAAAACATGATAAAGATGGAAACAGAATCTACTCAAACGTCTGTCTTGAGGTTTACTTGCCCTCACGCGGAACGTGCCTCTTACAGCACCTTAATATGTCAGCCTGTCGTATCGGCGACATACGAAAAAGTATGCGTGAAGGTATGTCAGATTTGTGCCAGCTCCATAGTCGGACAGGGATTGACAAGTCTGGAGAATATCTTGCGCCAGATATCGACAGGCAAGTTGGATTCGGACTCTTAGGTCTAGCCAACTTCTTGGCAAATAACAACATAACCTACGCCCAGTTTGGCGAAGCTTTGGAAGCCGTTAATGAAGGCAGAAGCTTCGAGGGTTACGCGGGACTGGCTGCTCGCGAACTTTACTTGGGCGTAATTGAAGCAGCCAACATAGCAAAAGAACACAAGATGCAGAGAGCATTTGCCATAGCTCCAACTGCAAGTTGTTCATATAGAAGTAGAGATCTCAATGGCTTTACAGCAACTCCTGAGATCGCACCTCCTATATCACGTACAGTTGACAGGGATTCCGGTGAATTTGGGGTAGAAAGAGTTGAATATGGCAACGTAGAAATCGCATCTGAAGTTGGATGGGAGACATATAAAAAAGTAGCTGATCAAATAATGATCATGCTAGATAGAACTGGATTGCTTCATGGCTATAGCTTCAATTCCTGGAGCGACATGGTGACTTACGATGAAGCATTTGTAGACGAGTGGCTCAATAGTCCACAAACGTCTCTCTATTATTCTCTACAAGTAATGGGTGACGTTCAGGACAAGTCAGATGCTTACGCAGCTCTTGACCAATCCGAAGTTGATGATTACTTGGCAGAAATAATGAGCAATAAACCTGATGAAATAGCTTGTGACTGTCAACAATGAACCCCTATACAAAATTATTAAACAGAAAAAGGAAATGGACACCGGTCCAAACCACAAAAGGAAAACTTAAATATGGCGCAGAAGAAACGGTGTACCGTGCTCTCGCTGTACGCAACATGGAATGTCCAGTTGGCGCGTTTGTATC